AAGGAGAGACAACATGAAACAGATCATTGCTCAGAAAGGCTTGGCAATCGTGGTAAATGAAGGTAATATAGAGGAACTATTAGCCATGCTAAAGGAGTTAGAATGACTAGAATGAAGAAAATTCTATCAAGTTATACAGGAAGTAAAGCAGTAAAACATACGGGTGCGGGAGATAATGTTAACCACCCATCACACTACACTCAAGGTAATATCGAGTGCATCGAGGCTATCGCCGAAGCTACAAAACAATTACAAGGTATCGAAGCAGTTGCGACTGCGAATGTAATTAAATATGTTTGGCGATGGAAATTCAAAAATGGTATCGAGGACTTACGAAAAGCCCAGTGGTATCTCAATCATTTAATTGAACTACAAACAAAGAAGAACTGATACCTGTTCCTAAAGAATAAGGAGTATATATGCTAGAACAAGCATTGTTATGCCTCGCCACAACCATTTACATGGAGTCGGCGCATGAACCGAAACAAGCTCAAATTGCAGTAGGATATGTGTTAATGCGAAGAGCTGAGTTTAATCATAAGAACGTATGTAGTGAGATGAAACGTCCGGCACAATTTAGTTGGTATGGTTTAACCAAGCCACCTTCGGTGATCCGACAAGAATATAAAGATATAGCGTATAGAGTATTACATAGATTAGAAGTAGATTATAGTTATGGCGCGACCCATTTTCATGACACAACAATTACAAAACCAAAGTCATGGACAGGATTACAACCTGTAGTAAAATGGTCAAACCTAATATTTTATAAACAAGGCGGAAGTAGATATGCAAGAAACCCTTAAAAGCGGATTACCTAAACAACCATACGCATGGTCAACGGAAGAATTCAATGCCAATGGTGAGCTTGTATGGTCATCAATAACACAATTTCGCCCTAAAGAATTGTCATGGATACGAGACCTCCCTAATAAGAAACATTACATAACGATCACGCCATTATATAAGTGCGAAGAAAAAGCCGAAAAAATTACAGGAGTTAAAAGTTATCGTGAGTCTACGCAACGTCTTACTGACGCTTATAGTGGCCTTTAATATGGGATGCGTTTCTCTTGCCACAAGTGTTGCTACACAGGCGGGGGTACAAGTGGTGGGTGAACAATATTTGATATCACAAAACAAACCTATCATAAGGTGTAATTTAATCAATGTTGCACAAGGCAAGAAAATGTGTAGAATATACAGACAATATAGGAGAACATGATGGATAAAAAATATGAAGGCACAGGGTATATCATAGTAGGATTTATTATGGGCGCGTTACTTACATGGGCAATCATGCAATCTATACATGTGCAAAAGAAATACAGCATGAATCTTAAATGCATACAAGGTGAACTCTACGAGGAAGTAAGAACTAACATGTTTGTTAAGTCGCATCTTGAATGTTTTGAACAAAGGAGTTTTTAATGGCAACACAACAGATACACAAAAGTAAACGACATGCAAACCCTCTTAAAACAAAGACGGGTAAAGATAGATTAAAAGCACTAGCATTAAAAGTATTATATGAGATGCTTGACAAGGTTCAAGAGCCGGGCAAGAAGCGTGCTAAGATTGCTAAAGAGATTGCAAGACGAGAAGTTAAGTGATTAGTTATGGGGCTAAAAGAGTAGGAGGAAAACTTTTACTAAGAAGATGGTTTAAGAAAAGAACTTCTGATAAACGTAAACGAATTGACCAAGAGATAAGCAAGCTAAGAAAAATGTGGTGGCATTTTAAAACGAGGTGGACAGATGATTCCGTTTAGTTACGCAGTAGTAGATAGTGATGGCGAAGTCATACGCCAGTATCGATGGTCTGTCAAGGAAGCTAAGTGGCACAAAGATCAAGGTAAAAACGTAGTAAAATTAGATAAACCAATTGAGGTCAAAGAAGACTTATTTAAACTAGTAGGGGAGTGTTTGTTTTAATGAATAGCAAAATAAAAACAGATGAGCAACTCATCGAAGAAGTAAATCAATACATGGAAAAGTATCCAAATGCAACGCGTAATCATATTGTATTACATGCAACAGGCAGTGCTACAAGAGTAAGAGAACTAGATAAACAAGGTTTAATTAAATTACCTAAGGCATTACCTAAAGGAGCAAATACTAGGTGGAATGGATATTTTAGTAAGGCCTCAGAAACAAATTCGGCAAGGAAGGGCATGAAATATTCAGTATGATGGGAGATGATGCCGACGTAGCCAATGATTTAATGCAATATGCAACAGACGTGGCTATCCACAATGCGTCAGCTGAAGCCCATAAGATTGTAAATAGTACTGGACAATGTATATGGTGTGGTGATAAAGTTAAAGATCAGAAGCGTTGGTGCTCAATAGAGTGTAGAGATGAATACCAAAGATACAAGAAGTAAAGTTAAACAACATAGGAGAAAAGTTATGGTAACAGTAGACTATGAGTTATTTGACAAAGAACAATTTAAAATTTTCCGTAAGAATGCTAGAAAAGGATATCACTTTTTTAGACCTGATACAGTAGGCACACCTACACCACGTTCAGCACGCGAAGCATGGGGCGGTACATACAAACCAGACCTTACAGATAAACACGAGATACGCAATGAAAGAATTATGTTTGTAGTCGTAGCACTTGTATTAATAGTATTATCCGTAATTTAAAGTCAACGGGCGAAAGCACTTTATTTATATGAAAATTCGTGATGGTATTTTTGCTATTATATAATCGCGAGTAGCCCACCAAATTCTCACAATGCAAGTGAGGGTCATAGTGTCTCCTTAGTAATTATGACCGTGTCAATACGGCACCGCTATCTGTCGTTTGCATAAGGTAGCACCAATTTAAAAGGAAAATATGCAACTAGTCACACTAGATTTTGAGACCTACTACGATGTAGGTTTTTCTCTTTCAGGATTAACCACGGAAGAATATATTAGACATGAAAGATTCCAAGTTATCGGCGTTAGTATTAAGATCAATGAAGGTGAATCATATTGGTATACTGGCGACCAAGTTAAAGAAGAGATCAATAAGATTGATTGGGCAGACTCTGTCCTTCTTTGCCACAACACGCAGTTCGATGGGGCTATTCTTTCATTCCGCTATGGTGTCATTCCTAGTCGTTACTTGGATACGCTTTCTATGGCACGGGCTAAGCACGGTGTGGATGTGGGTGGAAGCCTCTCTTTTCTTGTGGAGAAATACGATTTAGGCAAGAAAGGCACAGAAGTTGTCGATGCTAAAGGTAAACGACTAGAAGACTTTAGTGCTAAAGATTTAAAACAATATGGTGAGTATTGTAAGAACGACGTAGAACTTACGTATAAATTATTTGAAATCTTGGCCTACGAATTTCCAGATAGTGAACTAGAGCTTATTGATTTAACACTACGTATGTACACAGACCCACTACTTGAAGTGGATGATGCCCTATTACAAACTAGGCTAGACGAAGTCCAAGCTGAGAAGTCAGCGTTATTACAGGGCTTGATGGCACGGTTAGAATGTGAGACAGAAGAGTGTGTTCGAAGTAAGTTAGCTAGTAATAAACAGTTTGCTGATATCCTACAAGAACTAGGCGTTGAAGTGCCTATGAAAGAAAGTCCTGCCACTAAAAAACAAACCTTTGCCTTAGCTAAAAACGATCAAGACTTTTTAGATTTGTGTGAGCACGAAGACTTATTTATTCAAGAACTTTGCCGCGTTCGGTTGGGTACTAAATCAACTATAGAAGAATCCCGTATTGAAAGATTCATCGGCGTTGGAGCGCGTAACAAAGGTAAACTCCCTATCCCACTTAAATATTATGGCGCACACACAGGACGTTGGGCTGGTTCTGACAAAGTTAACTTCCAAAACTTGCCGTCACGTGACGCTAAAAAGAAAACATTAAAGAACGCAGTCATAGCACCGGAAGGTCATGTAGTTATTAACTGCGACTCATCTCAGATCGAGGCTAGAGTCCTAGTATGGTTAGCTGGCCAAAACGATATTGTAGAATGGTATGCTGAAGGGCGCGACGTGTATTCAGAGTTTGCTTCTAAAGTATATAAGAGACCTATTACTAAAGCTGACAAGACTGAGCGCGCCGTAGGTAAAACTTGTATTCTAGGACTAGGCTATGGTACTGGTGCTATTAAGTTACAACATACATTAAAGATGCAAGCCGGTGTGACTGTAGATGAAAAGAAAGCGCAAGAGTTTGTGAATATCTATCGTGAGGTTAATGACAAGGTTATAGCCTTATGGAAAGAATGTGAGAAAGCGTTAAAAGATATTGCTGTTTGGCCCAAAGAAAGAGAGCCTTACTATTTAGATAAAAGAAAAGCATTATTAGTTACGCCTAAAGGTATTCAGTTACCTAATGGATTGTATATTCAATATCCTGGCCTTGCACTAGATGCAAGTGAGTCTAGGTCTAAATATGTTTATAAAGCCCGCCGAGGTACTATATCTATTTGGGGCGGATCAGTAGTAGAGAATGTAGTTCAAGCGTTAGCTCGTATTATTATAGGCGAACAGATGTTAGAAATTAATAAGAAGTATAGACCGGTGCTTACTGTTCACGATGCGGTAGTCAATGTTGTTCCAGAGACAGAAGTGGAAGAAGCTCTCTCCTTCATTACGTCCACTATGTCAACTCCTCCTAGCTGGGCAACAGGGCTACCTGTAGCGTGTGAAGCAAACTATGGGGCAAGTTATGGCGACTGTTAAAGATAGAAAAGAATATTACAAAGAATGGCGCAAAAAGAACGCCGATAAAGTTAAAGAGTATCTAAATATTAAATATCCTGACCATGCGTATCACAGTGCTAAATATAGAGAAGCGCATCCCGAAAGAGTTTTGTGGAGTATGGCTAAACGAAGAGCAAAAGATAAAGGGTTAAAGTTTAATATGGAATCTACAGATATTAATATACCTAGCGTGTGCCCTATACTAGACATACCAATTCTTAAAGTGTATAAGCAAGGTAAAAAATCAGGGCCTACGCCTAACTCCCCATCAATAGATAGAATAGATAATACCAAAGGATATGTAAAAAAGAATGTTCAGGTGATTAGTCATCAAGCTAATACAATGAAAGCTAATGCATCCCCAGAGCAACTTATTAAATTTGCGAAATGGATATTGAAAACCTATGAACCCTTATTATGAAATAGGTACTAAATCAACCATCGCTCAAGAAGTATTAGACTATGCGTTTAGTTCGTCTCCATGGTTTCCTTACTATAACTTTAATGCTAAACCTATACCGTCAGAGATTGTAGCTAAAGATGATTTCTTTAGATGGCTGCATGCAAGGTACGAATTTCTTGTAGGAGTTTTAAAACTTGACCCATATATTTGCTATGATTGGCATACAGACACAAGGCGTGGCGTCGGCATTAACATGTTACTTACACCACACGCCAGAAGTATATGTGCGTTTACTCACAACAGAGAAGATCCAGTATTTAAAATAGAAGAGTTACAATATAAACCCGCTACATATTATTTATTTAACACGCAAGTATCACATACCGTGTATAATTTTGAAACGACACGTTATCTTATGAGCATAGAATTTGCTAAAGATAAGAACGAATTAACCTTCGAAGACTTAGTAAAAGACATAAGGAATAACTATGAAAAAAACTGCACAAAATGATGTAACAGGTGATTGGTTACAATCTAAACCTAATAACGAAATGTTTGAAAAGAATTTTGATTTAATTTTTAGAAAGAAAGAACCTATACCGCACAAAGAGATGGTAGAGAAAATGTTAGAAAACCCTATAGTATTAGCAGAGTATGAACTTAATAAATCCACAGGCGAAGTTCAAAAGAAAGAAGACTAATGGCTAATTTTACATGGTCATATTCATCTCTCAAGCAATATCAAAATTGCCCCAAACAATATTATGAAATTAAAGTAGCACAAAACTTTGAGGTTGTTCCCTCAGAGAAAATGATTTACGGAACAGAAGTTCATAAAGCTTTAGAAGACTATGTTAAAGACGGCAAAGAGTTAGCCCTAAACTATATAAGATTTAAAGGAGCGGTTGATGAGCTTATTGCTATTCCTGGCGAGAAGTATGCGGAGTATGAGATGGCTTTGGGCAA